TATAAGTAAAACAAAAGACATTAAATTGTCAATTAAAAAATAGAGGAGAGAACGATAATGTACTTATCTGAAACTTACGAAAAAAAATGGCAGCCAGTCCTAGAGCATCCTGATTTACCAAAAATCACGGATTCTTACAGACGTGCCGTTACTGCTACGATCTTGGAAAACCAAGAGAGAGCACAAAAAGAAGATGCTGCATTCTTATACGAATCAGCTCCTACTAACGCTACTGGTTCATCAGTTGCAAATTGGGATCCAATCCTAATTTCGTTAGTAAGAAGAGCGATGCCGAATTTGATTGCATATGACATAGCTGGTGTACAGCCTATGACAGGACCAACTGGTCTAATCTTCGCAATGAGAAGTAGATACACTTCACAAACTGGTGGTGAGGCTTTATTCAATGAAGCTGACACTGACTTCGCAAGCAGAAACGCTGCTGGTGACTCAACACTTCCAGGTGTTGGTGGTGAAGGTTCTTCGGCTCAATCAGGAACTAACCCATCTGTACTAAACGACTCACCAGTCGGAACATACACAACTGGTACAGGTATGGCAACTGCTACTGCAGAAGCATTAGGTGATTCATCTAATAACGCTTTCGCTGAAATGGCATTCTCAATTGAGAAATCAACTGTTACTGCTAGATCAAGAGCGCTTAAAGCTGAATACACTATGGAATTAGCTCAAGACCTTAAAGCTATCCACGGTTTAGACGCTGAAACAGAACTTGCAAACATTCTATCTGCTGAAATCTTAGCTGAGATCAACAGAGAAGTTGTAAGAACTATTTACACTGTCGCTGAAAAAGGTGCATCTGCTAACACAGGAACAGTAAACACTACAACTGAAGGTATCTTCGATTTAGACACAGACTCTAATGGTAGATGGTCAGTTGAAAGATTTAAAGGTTTAATGTTCCAAGTAGAAAGAGAAGCTAATGCAATCGCACAAAGAACACGTAGAGGTAAAGGAAATATCCTTATCACTTCTTCTGATGTTGCTTCTGCTCTACAAATGGCAGGCGTGTTGGATTACGCTCCAGCATTAAACAACAATCTTAGCGTTGATGACACAGGCAACACATTTGCTGGTGTATTAAACGGTAGATTTAGAGTGTACATTGACCCATACTCTGCGAACAATACTGCAAGTCAGTATTTCGTAGTAGGATATAAAGGTACTTCACCTTACGATGCAGGTATCTTCTATTGTCCATACGTACCATTACAAATGGTTAGAGCAGTTGGTCAAGACACATTCCAACCAAAAATTGGTTTCAAAACTAGATATGGTCTAGTAGCGAACCCATTTGCTGAAACTGGTGCCGCTTCAGGAACTGTGACTGCAGTTAATGACGCTGGTAACAAAAACGCAAACAGATACTACAGACGAGTTAAAGTTTCTAACTTAATGTAATATCAGGTTGGTTTATACTAAACTTAAAATGGCGGGGCCTAAAAACCTCGCCATTTTTTTTGATATAAATAATAATATGGCAGAGATTTTTTATCTCATACCTTTGTTGTACGATTTTTACTTTAAAGAATTTAGACCATTTGCTGATATGGAAATTAAGAAATTTGAATCTCAACAAGAGTGTATAATAGAAATGAATAATAAAAATAGAAAACTTCAAGCTGAATTTTCAGCTATAAGAGTAGTTTGTCAACCTAAAATAAGGTAATATAAATAATACTATGACAACAACAAACTCATATGCAAGACAACCTACCAAACTTGACTATGCTAGTCCTACTCAGTTTAAGTTTAATATCTTAAAATTACCTAAAGTAGAATATTTTTGTACACAGGTAAATGTACCAGGTATTAGTCTTGGTGGTACAATAACACAACCAACTCCATTAAAAGACGTTCCAATTCCTGGTGATAAACTTACATATGAACCTTTATCTATGACATTTATGGTAGATGAAAATTTAGAGAACTTTCAGGAGATACACGGTTGGTTAGTTGGTCTAGGCTTTCCACGTGATTATTCAGAATTTAGAAATTTAGTTTCTGCTGGTAATGATAGATTTCCAGCAAAAAATCAATCCGTAAGTACGGAGATTGGTAAAGTCAAATATGGAGCACCAAACGTTGGTGGTGTATATTCTGACGCAACATTAACAATACTAACAAGTAAAAATAATCCACAATTAGAAGTAAGATTTAGAGATGTATTTCCTACAGCTTTAACTGGTTTAACTTATAGTCAACAAGCGGCAGATGTGGATTACTTAACGGCAACTGTATCATTTAGTTACTCAATATACGATTTCGCTAGTGTAGGCGCATCATCAGCGTCAATAACCACGTCTTAATCTTTACTTTTTGAGTTTTTTGTGATATAATATATAGATTATGACATTGGAAGAATTACAAAATGCAATTGAAAAAGACTTGAAGATTAACGATACTGAACTTGATTTAGAATCTTTAAAGACCCCAGCTTTACACAACAAATATTTAAAACACTTAAACAATTATAAACTATTGTTAAGTCGTGCTGAAACTGAATACTCTACAATGAAAAGAGAAAAGTGGGAATACTACACAGGTAAAGCACCAGCAGAAGTTTATGCTTTGAAACCTTTTGATTTAAAGATACTTAAAACTGATATTGACAAGTACCTTGAATCAGATGAAGATTTAATAAAATTAAAACAAAAAGTTGACTATCTACAAACGACAGTTGATTACTTAGATAGAACAATTAGATTAATTTCAAATCGTGGATTTACTATTAAAAATGCAATAGACTGGCGTAAGTTTACTAGTGGAGCTATTTAATGTTTTTAAAGTCAGTTCACTATATTAACGAAGGTGCTTTTAATAAATCTTTTTGTGAGAAAATAATTCAAATAGGTGATAGTCAAAAATTACAATTAGCAAAGATACAAGACGGTAATCAATTAAATAGAAAATCATACGTTGGTTGGATAAAAGATGAAAGTCTTATAAAAATTATTACACCTATTATTAATCAAGCAAATGAAAAATCTAATTGGAATTTTTTATTAAGAGAATTTGAACCATTACAATATACAGTATATGATATTAATAATCATTATGACTGGCACATTGATACACACGTTACGCCTTATAAAAATGATTTAGTTAGAAAATTAAGTTTTACTATTTGTTTAAATGATGATTATACAGGTGGTGAATTTGAGATATGTCTTCCACACCCTAATCATAGTAAACATAAAAATTTTAGATTTCAAAAAGTATTCAAAAAAGGAACTATTATAGTTTTCCCCTCACATCTATGGCACAAAATATATCCTGTTAAATCTGGAGTAAGAAAAGCATTGGTCGGCTGGGTCGTAGGTAAACCTTTTGTATAATGACACTTACCAGATATATTATCATTGATAAAAAAAATGAAGTCTATCTAAAAATAGAGGCAGATGCTGATATTCGTAGAGAACTTGGTGAATATTTTACATTTGAAGTACCTGGTTATAAGTTTATGCCTCAATATCGTAATAGAGTTTGGGACGGCAAGATAAGATTATTTTCATATGCAACAGGACAAATTTATACAGGACTATATCCTTATATAATAGATTGGTGTAAAAAGAATGACGTACAAGTCGTAGATGGTACTAAGATTAAAGACACAAAAATTGATGATGTTAAGTTAGATCAATTTATGAAAGCATTAAAAATACCATTAGAGATAAGAGATTATCAAAAAGAAGCATTTAGATATTCAGTAGAAAAAAGTAGATGTTTACTTGTATCGCCAACGGCTTCTGGTAAATCACTTATTATATATTTAATGTTAATCTTTAACTTATTAAGACTGAAAGATACTAAACAAGATAAAATTCTTATTATTGTACCCACAACCTCATTAGTAGAACAGCTTTTTAAAGACTTTAAAGATTACGGTTATAATAGTGATCGTAACGTACATAAAATATATCAAGGTCACGACAAAGAAACAAACAAAAGAGTTGTAATATCTACTTGGCAATCTATTTACAATATGCCAAAGAAATGGTTTAAAGATTTTGGTATGATTATAGGAGATGAAGCGCATTTGTTTAAAGCAGTTTCATTAACAAAGATATTAACTAAATTAGAAGATTGTAAGTATAGAGTTGGACTTACAGGAACACTTGACGGAACTAAAACACATAAACTTGTATTAGAGGGCTTATTTGGAGCTGTTAATAAAGTTGTATCTACAAGTGAATTACAAGAAAGAAAGCAATTAGCTGATTTAAAGATTATATGTTTAATTTTACAACACGATGCAACCGCTCGTCAATTTTTAAAAGATAAGAGTTACCAAGAAGAAATGGATTACCTTGTTTCAAATACTAAAAGAAATAAATATATAAGAAATCTTTGTTTGTCTTTACAAGGCAATTCTTTATGTTTATTTCAATACGTTGAAAAACACGGTGAATTACTTAAAGATTTAATTGAAGAAAAAGCGCAAGATCGTAAAGTGTTTTTTGTTCACGGAGGAGTAGAGGCAGATGAAAGAGAAAACATCAGAGCAATTACGGAACAATCCGATAATGCGATTATTATTGCTTCGTACGGAACCTTCAGTACGGGTATTAACATTCGTAATTTACACAATATTATATTTGCTAGTCCTTCAAAAAGTCGTATCCGTAATCTTCAATCTATTGGTAGGGGCCTTCGATTAAAAGATAATAATTCCGCAGCTACTTTGTATGATATTGCTGATGATCTAACATATAATGAAAAAGAAAATTATACGCTTCAGCACTTTAAAGAAAGAATAAATATCTATAACAGTGAAGAATTTAATTATGAAATACATAACATAGAGTTAATCAATGCATCAAAACAATGAACAACCTATAAAGATAATAAAACTTATCAATGGTGATGATATAGTTTGTGTTTTACCTAAAGAACAATTAGGTGATAAATCTCCACTATTAAGATTAGATAGACCTTTACAAATCAAGTATGTTCCGCAATTAACACCTACTGGTTTTAGAGATTATATTGCTTTAATAAAATGGACAGGTTATTCAAAGGATAGAATCATAACTATTCCTAAAGATAAAATTATGACAATTACAAATGCTGGACAAGGTATGATAACTAGTTATTTTCATATAGTAAAAGACTATGATAAAGAAAATCTTAAAACAATTGACGCCTCTGAAAAATATAAAACACAAAAGTTAACCGATGCTGATAGTAAAAAGATGAATGAGATATTTGATGAATTTGCTGATTTAAATGATGATGAAGACGTTACTATCCATTAATAGTATTATTATAGAATCTATCCCTGCCATCGCTCTACAAGCTCTATTATACATAAAAAAATGAAAAAGTCAACCGTGAAAAGACAAGAAAAAAATAATACTTTTATCATCGCTAGCAGGCCAATGAGAAACCCAAGCATACAAATAGAATTTAAGAATTTAAGTAATATCGTAAAAGATTTTTTAACACTTAAATGGAATAAACATTGACTTTTTTAAGGAGTTGTAGTATATTAATATTATGAATGTAAAAACAAAAAAAGAACATTACGTAAATAATAAAGAGTTTCTGGAGGGTATGAAAGCCTATAGGAAACGTTGTAAAGAAGCTAAAATATTAGGTAAAGAAAAGCCACCTGTTGATGACTATCTAGGTGGTTGTTTTTTAAAGATTGCGAATCATTTATCGTATAGACCCAATTTTATTAACTATACATTTAGAGATGATATGATTAGTGATGGTATAGAAAACTGTTTACAATACCTTGATAATTTTAATCCAGCAAAATCAAAAAATCCATTTGCATATTTTACACAAATCATTTATTATGCGTTTGTAAGAAGAATACAAAAAGAAAAGAAACAAACCACTATTAAACAAAAACTAATATTAGACAATAATTATGATGATATGGCTTTACAACCTGGTGATGAAGGTGGTGAGTTTACAAATCAATTTAGAGAATTTTTAAAAAAGAATACGACATTAGAAGAAACTGTAAAAAAGAAACCTAAAAAAATTAAAAATAAAAAGAAAAAAACGTCTAGTCTTTTTTAGATTATGAAAATTGCTTTATTAAATGATACGCATTTCGGTGCACGAAATGATAGTCCTGCTTTTTTAGAATACTTTATGCAATTCTATGATGAGCAGTTTTTTCCTTATTTGGAAGAAAATAATATCAAAACACTAATTCATTTAGGCGATGTAACTGATAGAAGAAAGTTTATCAATTTTAAAACTGCGCATGCGTTTAGACATAAGTTTATGAAACGTTTGTGGGAAATGAAAATTGATACTCACATCATTATTGGTAACCACGACACATATTATAAAAACACAAATGAAGTAAATTCAGTTTCAGAATTATGTACAACATATGATGGTGTTAATGAACCTTGGATATATACTGGTCCAAAAGAAGTTGAATTAGGTGGTTGTCGTATGTTATTCTTACCTTGGATTTGTGATGATAATTATGAACAGTCAATCTATGCAATAGATAATTCTACATCAGAAATATGTATGGGTCATTTAGAAATTAAAGGATTTGAAATGCAAAAAGGTGTTGTTAACGAACAAGGTTTAGAAAAATCACAATTTAAAAGATTTGAAAAAGTAATCTCTGGTCACTTTCATAAAAAATCAGATGATGGTCACATTTATTATCTAGGAGCTCAATATGAACAGACTTGGTCAGATTACAAAGACCCAAAAGGATTTCACATCTTTGATACAACAACAAGAGAGTTAACTAGAATACCAAACCCAAGAAGAATACATAAAAAAATAATTTATAATGATAAAGATAACGATTACACAAATTTAGATTTAAGTCACTTTGATAAATCATTTTTAAAAATTTTTGTAACAAATAAAACCAACGAAGATATGTTTAATACTTTATTAGATAAATTACACAATAAGATAAACGCTTATGAAATTATGGTTATCGAAGATTTGAATACTGATTTAGGAGCAAGTGTAAGAGAAGACATATTAGAACAAGGTGAAGATACTTTAACATTCTTAGGTAATTACGTTGATCAAGCAGACACTACTTTAGATAGACAAAAACTTAAATCTTATTTAAAAGAATTATATGTAGAAGCAAGTGAAAGATGATAACATTTAAAAAGATACGTTGGAAAAATTTTTTATCAACAGGCAATCAATTTATAGACATTGATTTAAACAAATCACAAACAACACTTATCATTGGCGCTAATGGTTCTGGTAAATCAACTTTATTAGATGCTTTATGTTTTTCATTATTTAATAGACCATTTAGAAATATTAAAAAAGAACAGATGGTTAACACCATCAATCAAAATGATACTATCGTTGAATTGTATTTTGTAGTAGGTACAAAAAATTATAAAATAATACGAGGCGTTAAACCAACTATTTTTGAAATTTATTGTGATGGTGAACTACTTAACCAAGAAGCCTCAAGTATAGATTATCAAAATGTTTTAGAAGATCAAATACTAAAATTAAATTATAGAGCATTTAAACAAGTGATTACTTTAGGTTCTTCTTCTTATCAGCCATTTATGCAAATGAGACCTAGACATAGACGAGAGGTTGTTGAAGAAATATTAGACATAAGAGTATTAACTCATATGGATATACTTACAAGAAATCAACAAACAGATTTAACAACAAAAATAACAGACGCTAAACATCAATGTGATATTGTACAATCAAAATATGATTTAGAATCTAAACACTTAAATGATTTAAAAAATAGAAGTTTAGATGACATAGATTTAAAAAAATTAAATTTAAAGAAAAACAATGATGCTCAAAAAGATTATTTACAAAAAGTACAAAAGTTAGATAATGACTATAAAGAATTACAAGATAGCATACAAGATAAAGAAAAGGTTGAAAAAAAATTAAAAGAATTATCAAAGTTAGAAACTAAGATTGAAACAAATTTAAAAACACACGAAAGAAGTTTAAAGTTTTTTGAAGAAAATGATTCGTGTCCTACCTGTACTCAACCTTTAGAACCAGAATTTAGAGGTGAAAAACGAGCATATGAAAAGGGAAAGATTGTTACTTTAAATGATGGAATGAAAAAACTAGTAGAAGAAATAACAAAAGTAGAAGACAAACTATTAAACATTGACAAATTATCAAAAAAGATGTATGATATACAGATTGAAATGTCAAAAATTAATACTTCAATAGAAGCTCTTAAAAATCATAGTGATAATTTACACAATGAAATTGTGTTATTAGAAAATAGAGATAAAGATACTACAAAGATTGAAAAAGAATTAGAAGACTTTAAAAACCAATTAGAAGAAACAAAAAATCAACTAGGTCAAGTTATAGAAGAAAAGAAATATGTAGATGTAGTAAGAGAGATACTTTCAGATCGAGGCGCAAAAGCAAAAATTATTAAAAAGTATCTACCTATAATGAATACTCTTATTAATCAATATCTACAATCAATGGATTTCTTTATATCTTTTCATTTAGATGAGGAGTTTAATGAAACAGTTAAAAGTAGATTTAGAGATACTTTTGATTACAATAGTTTTAGTGAAGGTGAAAAAATGAGAATAGATTTAGCATTAGTCTTTACTTGGCGTGCCATTGCTAAAATGAAAAATAGTACCAATACTAACTTAATGATACTTGACGAAATCTTTGATAGTAGTTTAGATAATCAAGGTACTGATGATTTCTTTAAAATAATAAAGAAAATGACAAACGAAAATATTTTTATTATATCACATAAGGGTGATATATTGTTTGATAAGTTTACAAACATAATCAAGTTTGAAAAAGAACATAACTTTACGAGGTTACAAAATGTCTAAAGAATTAAAATTAATACCACCAAATGATCCAAGAGTCTTAACAGCAATCGCACCTTTTCAAAATGATATGTTAAAAGAAGAGGGATTTACAGATAGAAAAGAATTATCTGATAAAATGTTTGAAACAATGTACAAGTATGGAGGAATAGGATTATCAGCAAATCAAGTAGGATTACCTTTCAATATGTTTGTAATGGGTGGTCACCTTAATTTAGAAAATGGATTAAAAATGAGTTGTTTTAATCCTATGATCATATCTAGTAGTAAAGAAACTGTCGTTATGAAAGAGGGTTGCTTAACATTTCCTTTTGTATGGTTATCAATTACAAGACCTAGAAAAGTTGTGGTAAAATACGAAGATGAAAATGGAGATTTAAAAGAGGGACATTTAGACGGTATGATGAGTCGTATCTTTCAACACGAATATGATCATATGTTAGGTAGAGTATTTACAGAATATGCAAGTAAATTAAAATTAGATTTGGCTTATAAGAAAGCAGAAAAACAAATGGACAGAATGAGAAGACTACAAAATGTCAAAAAAGTCTAAAACATTTATCCACGTGAATCAACACATAATAAGGAGCAACAAAAAGAACAATGAAGAAAACCCTGTTATCACAATTAAAAAAGGATCTAAAAACACCTATTGTAAAGAAGTATTGGTCAAAGGCCCTAGTAAAGTTATCTATTCTGGTAACGATGCTACTATTCTTTCTTGTGGTGCAAGAGTTGTTATAGAAACTGAAAGTGAAGTTGAAGTTATAAGATGAGTTATAAACCCTATTATCTAAAAGATGTGATAGATAATTCAAATAAAGAATTATTTACTGTTATATCTACTTTTGCTGGTGGTGGTGGTTCATCAACTGGTTATAGATTAGCTGGTGGTAAGATATTGTGTGTAAATGAATTTGTAGAAGCGGCACAAGAAACATACAAAGCAAACTACCCAAATACTCCAGTCTTACCAAATGATATTAAAGAATTAAAAGGTGAGGACTTTTTAAAAGTTGCTGGTATTCAAAAAGGTGAGTTAGATATATTAGATGGGTCACCACCTTGTTCTGCGTTTAGTGTTGCTGGTAAAAGAGAAAAAGGCTGGGACCAAGAAAAGATATATTCAGATGGTAAAAAAGTAGAAAACATAGAAGACTTGTTTTTTGAATTTATACGTATCGCAAATGACATACAACCTAAAGTCATAATTGGTGAAAACGTTGCTGGTATTATGATGGGTGAAGCGATTAAAAAATACAATGAGATTATTAATGAGTTTGAAAAGATAGGTTACACTGCAGTAGGACAAGTATTAAACGCAGCAGATTATGAAACACCACAGGCAAGACAAAGATGTTTCTTTGTTGCTATAAGAAACGATATAATGGATCAAGCTGGTTTAAACTTTATGACTATGTCAAATGAAGTATATCCAGAACCATATAAAAGACAGGTGTCTTTAAAAGAAGCTATTGATAGTGTTATTAATGATGATGCTCAAGAAAAAGAATTATATGATTATGTACAAAATGGCTTTCAAAAGAAATGGGTAGAGATACTTCCTTTTAATCCTACAAAACACGTTAAACCAAGTGAAAATGAAATAAGAATTATATCAAAAGATAAATGGCCTGAATATAAAGAAAAAGGATTTAAAGAAGAAAACGCTAAACCAATCGTATCAAATAGTACAACTACAATAGATCAACTAATGAAAACAGATGTAAAACACTATGAGTGGGATACA